ATGCACATCAATGAATTTGCTGAAATATTGCTCAAAAGCAGGAAACAGAAAGGTCTTTCACAAAGCGAGCTTGCTAAGGAATCAGGCTTTACTAAAAGAGCTATTCAGTATTGGGAAAAAGGCAAAAAGAGCATTTCTCTTGAAAATGCCGACAGGCTCTTAACGGCTTTGGGTGTAGAAATCAAGATAGGTAAAACAGAAAGCAGGTGATAACAATGCAGATAACAGGCACACCCGATGAAATCGCAGAATTTATGAATCTGCTGAAAAGCGATTACAGAGGTGACTGCACAATCGAAAAAGATGTTAATTGAAATAAAGTAGGGAGGTGTACATATGGACACAGTTCAGATGAACAAAAAAATCAAAGAAATTATGGATAGCAGTGATGTCTATTTGCTTTCTGAGGACGCCGCAAAGGCTATTGGAGTTGCTCCGCAAAACTTGCGTGAACAGGCAAAGGACGAACCCGAAAAATTGGGATTCAATGTAATTGTAGTCGGCACATCTATCCGTATTCCGAGAATACCGTTTCTCAATTATATTCTCGGTTCAAACCCGTTGAAAGGAGTGTAACAAATGCGGTTAAGAAATTACCCGACAAAAAGAAAGCTGCTCAAGGATATCGAAAACCTCAGAGCAGAGAACAGACATCTCAGTATTGAGCTAAGGAACGCAAGAACAGACCTTGCACTCGAAAAAACAGCGTCAAGCGGTTATCGCAACGAAAACCGTACACTTCGCAATAAGCTCAAAGCCTATGAATCATCAGAACCCGAAATAATCGGCTTTGAATGTGTGGGGGTGAAGAAATGAGCAATAAAAAAAGTGCCTGCGACACTGTGAATGCCACAAGCACAAAGAACAATAAACCTGATTCAATTATATCCTCTGCAACAGAAAAAATCAAGTTGTGCAACGAAAAAAATCTTAAAGACCATAAATCTAAAGCAATTCTTGAGCCGGTAAAGAAAATGCTCTGCGAATTTTCGGCGCAGAACGAGGAATTTGCAAGAGCCGTTACGGCTGCAGAAAACCTTGAAAACCTGATTGACGAAGTGGGAAAGAAACTTCCCGCTGCAGTTTCCGACCTTGATGTGTATCAGCAGATTGTCGGTAAGATTTTCCCCGGAGCAAAGGTTACTTTCACAATGCAGATACATATGTCTGAATACGAGCTTGAAGAACCTAATGTCGCAGAGCAGAAAACAGATCCTGTTACTCTTGACCTCGGCAATCTTATAGATTGGTAGGTGTCAGCATGATTAAAAATCCTGACAGCCTGCTTAATAAGATTCCTGACCTGACAGATGAACATGAAAAGCAGATAGCAATGTACTTTCCGCAGTATGCTTTCTACGAAAATAAAAGCAAAAGAACCTGCGACTATTTCTGCACAAGCTGTCAAAGCTGGCACATCGGCGAACAGCTCCGACTTTCTCATAATCAGGAATTTGTCTGCGGTCATTGCAAGGAAAGCGTAAAAGCAAAAGCCCTGCACTACGGCAGAAAAAAACTTGAAAGAAATCGCAAGTTTGGTTTTTGCTTTGCTGTTGACGGCAGGCTGTACATCAGATTTGTAACGGCTTATCAGGGATTTTCGGAAGATATTTACAACGAAAATCCTATTGAAATGTTACCGAAATACACTTTTGCGAACGAATACTTATATGTATATGAACAGCACGCAATGCAAAGATTTGCATATGGCTGGTACGATAAATTATTTCATCCGCTGAAGACAGACGGAGTTATCCCCTCTACATCACAAGGTTTTGCGTGGTATTGGGGCCCGTCAAAAAAAACCTTGTATTCAGGCTGGGGTTCAACCGTACTTTTAAATCTCGATGTAATAACCGATACGGATCTCAGATATTCGTGTGCGGATGAGCTTTCAAACAGATATACGGTTCAAGGGATTCTCAAATGGCTGAACATATATGTAAGACACAATAATGCAGAATACCTGATTAAAGGCGGTTTTGAGCATATTGCAGAGCTTTTGATTGACAGCAAACTTTCACTCAATAAAATTCATTGGAAAGAAACCAATCTGCTTAAAATGCTCGGATGTCGTAAGGAGGATATGCACTTTTTCGCAGATTATGATTCAAGTGCAATTGAACTTTACCGCAGTGTGATAAAGGAAGAACCGACCATTCATATGGCAAGCGATTTCATAAGCAAGCTGTCAAAGCTCGGTACTTATGCTGTAGATGAACTTCACAAAAATAACCTTACATACAGACAGATTCTGAAGTACGGCAAAAGCAATCGGAGAGTAATGCTGTGGAAGGATTATCTTGATAACTGCCAAAAACTTCCCGAGGGTATCGAAGAAATAATGCCGGCTCATCTTGAAGAGGCTCACGACAGAACGCTTGAAAAGGTTGCTTTCTATGCAAACAAAGAAGAAACGGAGCAGATTGCAAAAATGGCAAAGACACTTTCTCCGTTGCTGATGAGCACAGACAGCCTTATAATGCTTGCCCCAAAAAGCGGTGAAGAAATAATAGCAGAGGGCAGAATATTACAGCATTGCGTCGGCGGATATGTAAGACGGCACGCAAGAGGTGACACGATAATACTTTTCATTCGTCATAAAGATAAACCGAAAATCCCGTTTTTTACGATTGAAGTAAATCCCGAAACATTGGAAATAATGCAGTGCCACGGTTACAAAAATGAGCGTGACAGCGGATTTAAAAAGCCGGATGAAATCAAGAAATTTGAAAAGCAATACGCTGAATTTTTGGAGGATATAAAAAATGTCAGAAATAACAGTAAGCGAACAGCATAAGCAGGCAATTGAACTGCATCAAAAGATAATTGTCAGCGCTAACCTTGCACAGCAGAACATATGGGATATGTGCAACGGACTTAAAACAATGCGTGACAACAAGCTGTACAAGGAGCTTGGATATCAGAACTTTGAGGACTATTGCGAGAATGAAGTAGGCATGAAACGCAGAAGTGTTTATAACTATATTTCTATTGTAGAAAAAATAAACGCTGAAAATGTGCAATCGATTGCACAAATTGGAATGACAAAACTTGCTCTTCTTGCCACCATAAGCGAACCCGAACAGGCTGAAATCGCCGAAAAGCTTGACCTTGAAAACACAACGGTCAAGCAGTTAAAGGCAGAGATTGACAGGCTGAAGGACGAAAAGCAGGAGGCAACCGACAAAAGCATTGACTATTGCAGACAGCTAAATAATGCTAAGAAAGACGCCGACTATTACAAGCAACAGGCGGACACTTCAAAAGAAAGCTATCGCAATATTGAAAATCAGCTTGCAGAGGAAAAGAACAAAAATTTCAAGCTAACGAATAAAGTTCAGGAGCTTGAAAACCGTCCTATCGAAGTTGCCGTTGCAGAGCCGAGCGACAATGAACGCAGACTCAATGAAACGATTAAGGCTTTGGAAAGGGAGAACATTAAGCATTATGACGAACTCGAAGAAGAATACCGCAACAACGAAAAAATCGTCAGAAAACAGCTTGAGGATGAAAAACAGGAGGCTCTTCGCAAACAGAAAGAGGAGTATGAAGAAAGGCTAAAAAATGTTCAGACTGCCGATGGTTCATCAGATGACAAGGATGTCTTTAAGGCATACTTTTCAATTGCATATGACAGCTTTATCCGTATGCTCGATTTCGCCAAGCAGTCACAGGACAAGGAATTTTTCAAAGGCAAGGTTGAACATTTAATAGAGGCACTTGCTACACAAAACATAAATCTTTAAGGAGAAACGAAAATGAAACTTTATGAGCTTACCGAGATGTACTCGGATTTATTTAATCAGTTTGACGCTATCAACGAATGGGAACCCGATACGAATGCAGACGGAATGCCGATTGATGATGACGGCAACATTATTGCCAACGTGGACGCATACCGCAACAAGATGTTGACAGCGTGGTTTGATACTCTCACGGGCATTGAGGGCGAATTTGACGAGAAAGCTGAGAGCATTGCAATCTACTACAAACAGCTTCTTGCCGAGGCTAAAATGCTTAAAGCCGAAAAGGCGGCAATTGCAAAAAGACAGTCACAAAAAGAAAAACAGGCGGAGAGTCTTAAAACCTATCTGTTTAAGTCAATGCAGGCACTTGGCAGACAGAAGATTGATATGCCGAGAGCGGTTATGTCGCTTAAAAAGAACGCTCCGAGCCTTGTTGTTGATGATGAAATTTCATTTGTTGAGTGGGCGGAGGAACACAACCTTGACCACCTCTTAAAGTACAGTATGCCCGAAGTGAAAAAGAATGATGTCAAGGCTCTCTGCAAAAAGGGCGAAGAAATCCCCTTCGTACATATGGAAGCCAAGCAGTCATTAAGTATTAAGTGAGGTGTTACAAATGATTGATTTTTCAGAGGTAACAAGAGCAAAGTCAAAGGCACGAATTGCCGTAACAGGTCCGTCAGGCAGCGGAAAAACATTGTCAAGTCTGTATCTTGCATATGGCATTACAGGCGACTGGTCAAAGGTTGCTTTGATTGATACAGAACACGAAAGAGGTCGCTTTTACGCAAACAGGACAGACCTTAATACAGGCAAATTTCTTTATGCCTCAATGACGCCGCCATATACACCCGATAAATATATTGAATATGTGAAATCGGCGGCGGATATTGTCGGTTCTGACGGTGCAATTGTTGTTGACAGCTTTTCCCATTGTTGGGATAACGAGGGCGGTGTTCTTGATATAAAATCGCAGATTGCTCAACAGCGTGGCAAGAACGATTATACCGCCTGGGATGAAGCAGGTAAAATTCAGAACAACCTTGTAAATACAATTCTTTCGGTTGATTGCCACACAATTATTACAATGCGTGCCAAAATGGCTTATGCAATGGAAGTAAATGACAGAGGAAAAACCGTGCCTGTAAAAATCGGACTTGCCCCTGTTCAGAGGGAAAACACGGAATATGAATTTGATATGTGTTTTCAGCTTGACCGTACTCACAATGCAAGTCTTTCAAAAGATACGACTTTTCTTGACAGTTGGACGGGCATAATTACTCCCGAACTCGGTAAACAGCTTGGAGAATGGCTCTCAAAGGGTGTTGAACTTCCGAGGTGTTCCGATTGCGGAGATGTAATTATGGCATACGGTAAACGCACAGTTAAACAGATCATTGACGGCACAACCAAAAATTACGGCAGACAGCTCTGTATGCAGTGTGTTGCAAAGCTGATAAAGCAGAAGAAACAGGAAAAGCAGAGAGAGGGTGCAGACAATGCAACTTCGACCGTATCAGAATGACCTTGTTGAACAGGTAAGACAGGCTTGGCGAGAGGGTTACAAAGCCCCTTGCATTGTCCTTGGTTGCGGCGGCGGAAAGTCCTGCATTGTCGCAGAAATTGCAAGACGGACGACCTGGAACGGCAAGAGGGTTTTATTTCTTGTTCACAGGAGAGAGCTTGTTGACCAAATATTCAGAACATTTGTCCGCTGGGGTGTGCTTATGGATTTGTGCCAAATCGGTATGGTGCAGACCTTTACACGCAGATTGAAGAAACTGCCAAAACCCGCACTTATCATCACAGACGAAAATCATCACAGCCTTGCACAAAGCTACAAACGCATTTACGAACATTTTTCGGATGTTCCGAGGGTTGGCGTCACCGCAACCCCTGTCCGATTAAACGGTGACGGTTTGGGCGATGTCAACGACAAGCTCATAATCGGGGTGAGTACAAAATGGCTCATTGAGCATAACTGCCTTGCCCCGTATGACTACTACGCTCCGAGTGTTGCCGACCTTACGGGTTTACACACCAAAATGGGCGAGTATGTCACTGCCGACATTGAAAAGGCAATGATTAAAAACACGGTGTTCGGTGATGTTATCAAATATTACAAACAGCTTGCAGACGGTAAGAAAGCCGTCTGTTACTGTTCTTCGGTAAAGCACAGTCTTGCAACAGCGAAGGCATTCCGTGACGCAGGAATTTCAGCCGAGCATATTGATGGAGCTACTCCAAAGGCACAGAGAGAACAGATTATAGCCGATTTCAGAAACGGCAAAATTACAATCCTCTGTAATGTGGATTTGATTTCAGAGGGCTTTGATGTTCCTGACTGCGAATGTACAATTCTGCTCCGACCTACTCACAGCCTTACGCTTTACATTCAGCAGTCAATGCGGTGTATGCGTTATAAGCCAAACAAAAGGGCGGTAATCATTGACCATGTGGGCAACTATGCAAGGCACGGAATGCCTGATGATGACCGAGAATGGACGCTTCAAAAACGCAAAAAGCAGAGCATTAAAAAAATCGAAAAGGAGCAGGAGGAAAAGGTCAGACAATGTCCCGAATGTTTCTTTACATTTTCAGCACCGCCGGCAGGGCAGAAAGCCGTGTGTCCGCATTGCGGTTATGTTTTCCCGACAGCCGAAAGAACCGTTGAAACCGATACCACCGCAAAGCTCATTAAGGTTGAGGGGTTCAAGCTTGATTTCAGCACACCCGATGATTGCCACAGCTATGCGGACTTGCTTGCATACGCAAAAAGCCACGGCTACAAAACAGGCTGGGCATATTTTCAGGCACGAAAGAGAGGTATGATAGCTTGACAGAAGAACACGCAATTCAGAACAAAATCCGTATTGCAATTGCACCGTACTGCGATATTTTCCGTATAAATGTAGGTGCAGGCTTTACAAAGGACGGCAGATATTTCAATACGGGAGTTCCGCTCGGATTTTCGGATTTGTTCGGTGTCAGAAAATCAGACGGAAGAGCAGTCTTTATCGAGGTTAAAACTCCCAAGGGCAGACCTACCGAAAAACAACAGAAATTTATACAGATGATGAAACTCAACGGCGCTGTTGCAGGAGTGTGCAGAAGTGCCGATGAGGCGATAGAGTTAATTACAAAGGAGTAAAATTATGGGATTTAAAGCAAATTGGAGCGAGGCAACACAGTCTAACTCACTCAAACCCGAGGGCGATTATGAGTGTCTTATAGCAAAGGCAGAGGAGCGTGACTACACAAATTCAAAAGGCGAGGAAAAAACCTGCCTGAACATTTCGTTCATTATCCGAAACGATGTTGAGCAGGGGTACAAAAACGGACATATATTCCACACTTTGTGGAAACGCAGAGAACCAACCGAAAACGATATGCAGGTAAACGGATACGGCTTTAATCAGGTTATGACTCTCGGCAAGGCGGCAGGACTTCCCGACGGCAAGGACTATGACAGCCTTAAACAGTTCCTTGGTGAGCTTGTGAAAAAGCCTGTTCGTGTAACGATTAAGCACGGCGAATGGAACGGCGAAAAAAGAGAAGAAGTCAGCTGGCTCAATCCTACAAAATTTCCCGAGGTCAAGCATACTTTTAAGCAGTCGCAGAGTTCAACGGCAACAGCCTATGCACAGCCACAGCAGAGTTATGCACCTGCACAGACAGCAAATCAGGGCTTTGTTGATATGCCGATTGACGATGATTTGCCGTTCTGATTTTAAAGAAATTCTTCGGGAATTGCATAAAACAGTGCAATTTTCACCGTGCTTTTCCTTATATATGGAGGTGAAAAAATGGGCTTTACAAATTTAAACCCAAATAAAAATAAATATTTTGCAGTTCCCGAGGAATTGAAAGGTTACAAAAACTGGGTGTGCTGGCAGTCATATCCCGATCCGAAATCGCACAGCGGTATTTCAAAGAAACCGATAAATCCAAGAACGGGCGGCTTTGCAATGCCGAATAACTCGGACACTTGGTCAGACTTTGAAACGGCAGTCAGAGAATCCGCCAAATATTCAGGCATAGGCTTTATGTTCTCAAATTCACCGTTTTTCGGTGTTGACCTTGACGATATGCCGAATGACATTCAGGACTACCAAAACGGCGGAGCTGACAACATAATCAGCGAGTTCGTGAACACTTTGCAGAGCTATACCGAGTTTTCGCAGAGCAAGACAGGCGTTCACATAATCTGTAAGGGAACTCTTCCCGAGGGCAGAAGAAAGGCAAAGAATGATTCGGGCGGTTTTGAAATGTACGAAAACGGCAGATTCTTTGTTGTGACAGGTGATTACTGCTCTGCATATGCGTACATAAACGATTGCACCGAAAGCATAAAGCCGCTGCATTCAAAATATCTCGGCAAGGCAACAGAGCCACAGCCTAAGCTCCGTAACATTGAGGTTAATCTCAATACGGTTGACGATATTGTAAAAGCCGCCTGCAATGCCAAAAACGGCAATCTTTTCAGAGCCTTATACAGCGGTGATTTTTCGGCTTATGCGTCACAGAGCGAGGCTGATATGGCATTCTGCAATATGCTTGCGTTCTGGTGCGGTTGCGATACCGACAAAATGGATTCAATTTTCAGACAATCAGGCTTGATGCGTGACAAGTGGGACAGAAAACAGTCGGGTACAACCTACGGCATTATAACCCTGCAAAAGGCTGTGTCGGGCTGTACGCAGACCTATAACCCAAAACAGCATAACGATTATTCAATTTCAATCGGTGACGGCAAGGCTGTTCAAGCGGTTGACGAAGAAAAAATGCGTGCCTACACCTTTGACGATATGGGTAATGCCGACAGGTTCGTTGATTTATTCGGAGATAATGTAAGGTATTGTTACACCGAGAAAAAGTGGTATTACTACAATTCTATGAAGTGGTGTGTTGACAATATCGGGGTAGTTTTGCGAATGGCGGACAAAAGCGTTGAGGCTATGAAAGCCGAAGCAAGGCTGTATTTGCAAGCTGATGAAGAGAACGGCGGAGATATGTCAAAAGCATTTGAAAAGCATATGAAAGCAAGCCGTTCCAACAAATCAAAAAAAGCAATGCTCAACGAGGTTGAACACCATATCCCCGTACTTCCGGCACAAATGGATAAATACCGTATGGCATTAAATACCCCAAGCGGAATTATTAACCTTAAAAACGGCGAAGTGAGGGCACATAATCCCGAATATTATTTCACAAAGATTACTTCGGTTGACTGTTCTCAAACGGCAGAGTGTCCCCGTTGGCTTGCATTTCTTGATGATATTTTTGCAGGCGATAAGGAGCTTATTCGCTACATTCAAAAGGCAGTTGGTTACAGTCTGACAGGCTCAACAGCCGAGCAATGCGCATTCTTCCTTTACGGCACGGGACGAAACGGCAAGAGTACATTCATTGATGTTATCCGTGATGTATTCGGCGATTATGCCGCAAACATTCAGCCTGAAACAATTATGGTAAGAAACTCTCAGAGCAGTGCCATAAACAGCGACATTGCACGGTTAAAGGGTGCAAGGCTTGTCACCTCGGTTGAGCCGAACGAGGGCGTGCGAATTAATGAGGGACTTCTCAAACAGCTTACGGGTGACGATACCGTAACGGCAAGAAAGCTGTACAGCGAGGAATTTGAGTTCAAGCCCGAGTTCAAGCTGTGGATGGCGACAAACCATAAACCGATTATCAGAGGCACTGACACGGGCATATGGAGAAGAATACATATGATACCGTTCAATGTTCAGATTCCCGAGGATAAGGTTGATAAGAACCTTACGCATAAGCTCAAAGCCGAAATGACCGCAATTTTCAAATGGTGTATCGACGGCTGTATTCTGTGGCAGAAGGAGGGCTTGAAAATGCCGTCTGCCGTTCTTCAAAGCGTGAGAGAGTACAAGCGTGAAATGGATGTTATTTCCGCCTTTATCGAGGACAGATGTGTGTTAGAGGGTTCGGTTCAGGCAAGCACGCTCTATGCCGCCTATACAAGCTGGGCAGGGGATAACAACGAATATTGTATGTCAAACACCAAATTCAGCACCGAACTTGCCAAACGATTTGAAAAGGTAAAGGGAAGAAATTTCAATTATTTCAACGGAATTTCAATTTATAAAGATTGTTAGTGTGGTAGCTTGAGGAGGGTTTACGGGTTTTTCTAACCTTTCGTATAAGAAAAATAAAACTAATATATATAGAAAGGGTTCTTTAAAATCGCACCAAACCCACCACAAGCCTCCGCAGGAGGTAATATGAAAAAATATGATTTTAACAATCCACAGGTGTTTGAACAGCTTGAGGATAAAGCAATTGACGGTCAGCTTGATTACTCATCCTTTCCGCCGCCCGAATACAAATACTTTTCAAGGCTTGCAAGGGTTGGCTACAACAACCGTCATAAAGGCTGGGACATAAACATCTGCCTTGAATGGCAGGACAAGCTCAGAAAGGAGTATAAGCGTGACAGAAACGACGCAGACGAATACCGTATGCTCTCACAAAGAATTATGGATAATGTAAAGAAAAGCGCCGACTTCGTCCGTAAGATGTATCAGTCCCAAACCAACGAGCAAACCGTAATCAATGCCCTTCAAGCCTTAGAATGCCTAACCAACGAAAACGGCTTAACCAAAAGAATAACCGAAAAATTAAAGGAGAATGAAAAATGAGAGAAATATTATTCAGAGGTCAAACTCGCAGATATGGCGAGAAAGTCAGACTAAACGGTGAGAAAATAAAAAGCAATTGGGTTTACGGCGGTATTTTTCCACAGAATGGTGATGGCGATTTTGCAATAATTTATCAGCAAGAGCCTACAGTAGAAAAATATCCCGTTTACGCAGATACAGTCGGTCAGTACACAGGCTTGACCGACAAGAACGGCACGAAGATTTTTGAGGGGGATATTGTAAAATATGGTGATACTGTTCATAATGTAGTGTTTGAACAAAGAAACGGAACAGCGTATTTTGGTCTTGTGTATTCAACACTTGAAACCTTATCGTTTGGATATTATCAAGATTTGAAACAAATTGAAGTAATCGGCAATATCTACGATAATCCCGAACTTGTAGGACGGTGAACACAATGACAAACTTTGAAAAAATCAAACAGATGTCAATTGACGAAATGGCTCGGAGCTGTATGGACTTTTTCAGTTGCCCATATGGCATATCAGGTGACCCACCATATATTAATTGTAATTGCAAAATAGGCGAAAAGTTTAAGTATAATTGCATTGACTGTACAAAACATTGGCTTGAAAGTGAGGCAGAAGAATGAAAATTGAAGAATTAAAACAGCATATAGAAGAATGTGTAGAGCTCTTATCCAAAAAGCAAAAACAAGTATATGACAGCAAAAAGCGAAGAGGAAAAGACTTTTATATATTTGAAGGAATGATAACTGCATACGCAAGGGTAGGTCATTTTCTTGAAAATTTGGAGGAGTGATACGGATTGACGGTTAAAGATTATTTATATTCGGTCAGGGTTTCGGATAAGCTGATCAAAACGAAAGAACACGAGCTGTCAAAACTTAGGCTGAATATTGCACAAGTATCGGTTAAGCAGAACGAGCCTGTTAAGACATCGGGAGTGAATGACCCTATGCGGATAGTGGATAGGATTGCAGACCTTCAGGCTGAAATCAATCGGGAGATTGACAATCTTGTGCGGTTGAAAACTGAAATCCGCAGTAAAATCAACGCACTTGACGATTACCGTTACATTGCAATTTTGACCGAGTATTACATAAATTGTCAGAGGTGGGAGGATATTGCCGAGAGTATGGAAATGAGCGTAAGGCATACCCTGAGATTGCACGGCGAAGCGTTACAGGCGTTCCGAAAAAAGTTCGATTTCTCGTAAAATTATTTTGAAATGTCATTGAATGTCACCCTTACCCTGCGTATAATGGTATTATGAAAGTTTGACAAACAGGACATATGTAGAACTCTCCCAAGATAAAAATTCGCACAGACCGCTCTCGTTTGAGGGCGGTTTTGTGTTGTGTGTGGTTATTTTATACAAATTATTACTTTCTTAATTGTGCGGTTTACAGAAAAATGTAAAATCTGTTGAATTGTGTCAAATAATATGATAGATTAGTGATATATTACAACTAAGGAGAGTTGCATATGAGCGAAGAAAATAAGGCAAAAACCTGTTTTGTTATAATGCCTATATCAGACCAGCCACAATACCCTGCAGGTCATTTTAATAAAATATACGAACAGATAATTGTTCCTGCTGTCAAAGAGGCGGGGGTTGAACCTGTAAGAGCAGACAGTAATCAAATATGTGATTCGATAATGCAAAAAATTTTGAAAAATTTAATTGAATGTGATATGGCAATTTGCGATTTGAGTTCAAGAAATCCAAATGTTATGTATGAATTGGGAATCAGACAAGCCTATGGCAAAAAAGTAGTTTTGATACAGGATGATGCTACTGATAGGATTTTTGATGTAGCAGGAATAAATACTGTTTTTTATAAGAAAGATAGGTTGTATGAAAATGTTATAAAGGCGAAAGGTGATATTACTAATGCGATAAAAGAAACTTATGAAAATGATTCGTATTCATTATTAGATATCGCAGGTTTAAAAGATAATCAGCAATCAAAAAATAATGATATTCAAGTGAGTAATCGTGTACTTGCAGATATAATGATTTCACAATGCAAAGACATAGATAAATTAATAAACGGCACAAGAGATGTTGATTTACTTTTGGAATATTACAAAAAGATAGCAACAATTGTAGGCAAGGGCGAAGAGAATAAAACTATAACACCGGAAGAGCGTATAAGGTTGAAAAATGCCCTTTCAAAAATAAATGATAGAATGGGCGAATTAAGATATAATAATTGAGAGTGCATTTAGTACTCTCTTTTCTTTTGCTTATTTTTAGAAATTTCAGACAAAGAGAGGTGATACCGTGAAAGACAAATTAAATGCAAGACAGAGGAAGTTTGCGGAATATTATGCACAGAGCGGTAACACCGTTCAGAGTGCCATTATGGCGGGATATTCCGAGAATTACGCAAATGCGAGAGCTTATGAATTGTTGGAGAATGTTGGAGTTGCCAAGTACATCAAGGAGTTATCCGACAGGCTCAAAGATGAGCGCATTATGAGTGCAAAGGACAGACAGGTTGCTTTGTCCGATATTGCCCGAAGTGCTGAGCAGGACACCTCTGACAGAATCAGGGCGATTGACACGCTCAACAAGATGACGGGCGAATACACCGTTAAGGTTGACGCAAAGGTTGAGCAGTCCGAAAAGCTCTCCGATGTGTTCAGGCAGTTGGGCGGTGAGGGACTGAGTGAGTAACAAATTTCCACTGTCACAAAAGTATATCGACTTTATCAACACAACAAATGTGTCGGCTGAATTTCTTGAGGGCACTACCGCCTCGGGCAAGACAACAGTCGGTGCAGGCGTTAAGTTTATGCGAATGGTGTCGCAAAGTAAAAAGAAGATACACGCCATTGCCGCCAAGACAACTGGTAAAGCCGAAGAAACCATTATTCAGCAGGATAACGGTATTCTCGACCTGCACCGTAACGCAGTTTACTGTGGCAACGGCGACAAGGACTACAAGCTCCCGCATATCAAGTTTGAGGGCAAAATTATCTATATTCTCGGCTACAGCAGTCGAGATAAATGGGAAATGGTACTCGGTGCGCAGTTTGGGTGCGTTTATATTGACGAAATCAACACTGCCGATATCGAGTTTATCCGAGAGATGTCAACCCGTAATGACTATATGCTTGCAACGCTGAATCCCGATGATCCGAGCCTGCCTGTGTATAAGGAGTTTGTCAACCGCTCCCGTCCTTTTAAAAAATATGAAAACGATGTTCCTCCCGAGATTACGGCGGAGCTTACCGAAGAACCTGTACCAAATTGGCGGTATTGGTTCTTTTCTTTTGCCGACAATTTAAGTCTTACGTCCGAACAGATTGAAAAGAAAAAGAACTCTGCACCGAAAGGTACAAAGCTCTATAAAAATAAAATCTTAGGTTTGCGAGGCAGAGCAACAGGTCTTGTGTTCCCGAATTTTGAGAGGGCAAGACATATCAAATCAAAAGAGTGGGCAGAAAAGTTTTTGAACTGTAACCGCAAGTCGGAACACTTTGTTCAGTTCACCGCAGGTCTTGATACCGCCTATTCGCAGAAGTCGCCTGACACTATCGCAATGACATTTTACGGCATTACCAATCACGGCAAGTGTGTTCAGCTTGATGAAAGAGTTTATAACAACGCTGAAATGCAAACACCTATTGCCCCGAGTGACACGGTGAAGAATTTTATTGATTTTCTTGACCGCAACCGTGATGAATGGGGCTTTTCACGCACAGCTTTTATTGACAGCGCCGACCAAGCGACTATTACCGAATTTCAAAAGTATAAGCGACAGCACGGCTGTGTCTATGACTTTGCAAATGCATGGAAGAAAACGAAGATTATCGACCGAATCAATCTTGTACTCGGCTGGCTTGCCACCGACTGTTATTTTGTGCTTGAACATTGTAAAAACACGATTGCCGAGTTTGAAATTTACAGCTGGCGAGAGGATAAAGACAACACACCTGAGGACGGTCACGACCATTGCATTAACAGCGGTCAATATGCGTGGCTGCCGTTTAAAAATATTATTGGAAGTGAAATAAATGGGGCTGATTAACAGAATGGCTGAATCTATCAGATCGGGAATTAAAAACTTTTTGCAGATTACTCCTGCAAGCGACAAAACAATTACCGTCACCGAAACAAGCAATCATCTGACCGAGTGCTTTATTAATCGCATTTGGTATTGGGGCAACAGCAGACAGCTTGCGGAGCTGTACAGGCAGATTGATACAAACAAAACTATGTTTTGGGCGGCAAAAAGCACAAAGGGGCTTGAAATCCGTAAAATACACACGGGTTTGCCGGCACTCATCTGCGAAACGCTTGTGAATATCGTAATTGCCGACTACAACGGCACAGATGTTACAAGTAAAAATTCAACCGCTTATGCAGAGCGTTGGGAAGACATTGAAAAGCAGAACAAGCTATCCGACACGGTTAAGCAAATGCTCCGTGACCTATGTGTTGTCGGTGACGGTGCTTTTAAGGTCAGCTTTGACACGGCTGTATCAGATGTTCCGATTGTTGAATGGTATCCTGCCGAAAACATCGACTTTACATATGTGCGCGGCAGAATCCGAGAGGTTAAGTTTTACACCGATTACACGCAAAAACACCGCCGTTACCGTTTTGAAGAAACATACGGTTACGGCTATATTCACTATGCTTTGTACGATGACAACGGCAAAGAGATTGACCTGCACACGGTTGACGCTCTTTCGTGGATTGATTCAAAGGGCGTTACATTTGACGAATCATATATGTGGGCTGTACCTGTCTTTTACGGCAAATCGTGCCACAAGGGCAGAGGTGCGGGCATTATCGGCATAAAAACAGACGCTTTCGACAGCCTTGATGAAGTGTGGTCACAGTGGATGGACGCACTCAGAGCCTGCCGAACAAAGCAGTATGTGCCTGATTGCCTTGTTCCGAGAAATCCCGAAACCTGTCAGCCGATGTCGCCAAATCCGTTTGACAACCGATTTATCACCGTGGGCAACGATATGTCTGAAAACGGCAACGGCAACAGGATTTACACCGAAAGTCCGCAGATTCAGCACGAAAGCTATTTGAGTTCATACATTACTGCCCTCGACCTCTGCTTACAGGGCATTATATCGCCGTCAACTCTCGGCATTGATACGAAGAAGCTTGATAATGCAGACGCTCAGCGTGAAAAGGAAAAGACAACCCTTTACACAAGGCAGAACCTTGTGAAAATTACGCAGAACGCACTTCAAAGCCTTGTTGCAGTTGTACTCAATGCAGACGGTGAACTTAACGGCAAGGGTATTGTTGAGGGCTTGGAAGTGTCCGTAAACTTCGGCGAATATGCAAATCCGAGCTTTGAAAGTCAGGTTGAAACCGTGTCAAAGGCAAGACAGGGCGGTTTGATGTCAGTTGAAACCTCGGTTGATGAGCTTTACGGCGACAGCAAGTCGGAGGATTGGAAAGCCGAAGAGGTGCAGAGAATTAAGGAAGAACAGGGCATTGCAGGCGAAGAAGAAAAATCGGAGCTTGAAGATGTGGACCTTACCGACACAGAAGAACCTGACAATAACGCAGATGATGAAGAAAATGCGGAAAATAATGCGAAAAAAACCGAAAACAATCCCGAACAGAACGATACACAGGTAAACAATGAGTGATTACAATATCAGAGAAGCCTTTGAAAAAATCGAAGATGAACTGATTGACAGCATGATGAGAAATTTCAGCCGTCACAGAGCCGAAGAAACCAAAGAGGGTTACAACTGGACACAATGGCAGGCTGAACAGCTCAAAAGTCTTGAAGAGTACCGTAAGCACAACGCAAAGAAATTCGGCAAGCGTTTTAAAACCATTAACGGCAAGGTTGAAGAAATGATTCGCACCGCCAAAGCTGACGGAAATGCAAGTCAGGAGGCAGAAATTCTTGAAGCTGTCAAGGACGGTTTCAAAGCCCCGAAAAAGCCGTCAGCACAAAGCACAGCCGAGTTTTTTAAGGTGAATGACCGTAAACTTGACACACTCATAAAATCGACCACAGACGATTTAAAGAGGGCAGAAACGGCAGTTTTGCGTATGAGCAACGACAAGTACCGCAAGGCGATTTTTAACGCACAGGTTGCAATGAACACGGGTGCGGTTACATACGAAAAAGCCGTTGATATGGCTTGTAAAGATATGCTCAACGCAGGTCTTAATTGTGTGGAATACAAAAACGGTGCAAGGCATACGCTCTCAGATTATGCGGATATGGCGGTTAAAACAGCCAACAAAAGAGCCTATCTGCGTGGTGAGGGCGAAAAGCGAGCCGAATGGGGAGTATCCCTAGTTGTTGTGAACTCAAGACAGGGCGGTTGCCCCGATTGTGCAAAATATATCGGCAAGGTGTTTATTGACGATGTTTATTCAAACGGCAAAAAGTCAGACGGAAACTATCCGCTTCTCTCAACCGCAATCAAGAACGGTTTGTTTCATCCGAGATGTAAGGACAGCACGAGTACATATTACGAGGAAATAACGACACTCGAACCTGTCTCCCCCGAAGAAGAGGCAGAAATGGACCGTAGAGAACGGCTTGAGGAAAAACAGCAGTATGCACAGCGACAGGCAGAACGCTTTGACCGCCGTGCCGAATACAGCCTTGATGAGGACAATAAACGCATTGCCCAAACCCGAGCCGATGAGTGGCACGATAGGGCTGATATGCTTGAAGAAAAGGCGAAACAATTTTCTTTGAAGACTGATGAACAAAAATATTACAGACCTGTTTTTAAGGAAGATATATCAAAAACTTTTGAACGCAAAATTGAGGGCGAAACAATTACAATTGATACCCGCAAGGCAAATACATTGTGTGATAATGTTTATATTTCAGATAAGGTAAAGCTAAAACGAAAAGAACTTCATGATTTTGATATGCAAGTGAGAAAAGCGTTTGATATGCTCGGAGAGGTTGAAACAAGCGGAAAACCTGATATTTGTATTATCTCTACCGAAGAAATGCGAGTAAATGCTATTGCTTCATATATGCCAATGCAGAATGTTCTAAATGTCAATTCAGCATACTTTTCAACAAGTGATTTGTCAGATTTACAAGAAAACTTGGCTTGTCCGCAAGACGGATTGAGTACAATTCTTCACGAACTGATTCATTGGCAAGACGCTAAAAGTTACAGAGCAAAATTCGGAGGTATTAACGATTATTTTGAATATTGCGATTACCTTAATAAAATTTATGCTCCAAAGGTTGAAAAATTGATAAATAACGGTTATAATATAGAGGATATAAGTGAGTATGCTTTTGAATGCTTAAAAGATAAAGCTATGGATGAAGTGTATAACGAGTACAGAGTCAGCAAACTTTTAGGGTGATGATAGTATGAGATTGATACAAACTGAAGAACAAAAATCTCTATGGAATGCGTTTAAGCCGTACCTTGTAACAAATGGTTTAAATGTCACTTTGCGTGAAGATGCTCCACAAGAAGCTAAAGATGCTGAAGCACTTTACAGTAAGCTTAGAGAGAAACAAAAAATGCAATATCTAAAAGATAGTGGCATAATCTAACCGCTCCGTAAAAAGGGCGGTTTTGTTATATGCAATTCACAAAAACAGCATAAAATTACGAATTGAGCATTTTATAATCGACAGCAATGTTGATTATAGGGTGCTTTTTGCATTTAAACCCGTCGATTTCGACCAGTTTAGAAAGGTGGTGACAGAATGAAAATCAGAGTAACAACAGCATTTAATGACAGGCAGAACGGCTATGTAACCCGACATGTGAATGAAGTTTTTGAATGTTCTGAGCAGAGAGCAAAGGAACTCATTGACGGCGGTTTTGCAGAAGAGGTCAAGCCTGACGCTCCCAAAAAGCCGAGAACAAAGAAAACAGAATCAGCAGATTAAGCACTTTACGAATATGTAAGGTGCTTTTTTATTGTCCGAAGACATTAAACTACGGGAGACACCGTGCAAAACTGAAACAGAGAGACACTCTATAAACTGATTACGGGAGACACCCGAAAAACTGAAAGGATATGAAAAAATGGCAGAACCAAATCCAACACCAAAAACCAATGAACCGACACCTGCACCGCAGGAAACACCGCAGGGAAACGCTCCTGCCTTTGATTATGACAAGCTCGCAAGCCTTATTACAGGCAAACAGAGTGTGACAGAGGACACCGTATTGAAGTCATATTTTAAGGAACAGGGATTGTCAGCCGATGAGATGAAAGAGGCTATAGGTGCTTTTAAAAAGCAGAAAGCCAAGAACACTCCTGACTTTGCAAAAATGCAGTCGGAAGTTGAATCTGCAAATAACGCAAAGCTCACGGCAGAAGTCAACCAGTCGGCAACCCTCGAAGCCGTAAAACAGGGCGTTGACATTGCAACCGTTCCGTATGTGCTTGAAATTGCAGACTTTTCAAAGGCTGTGACAGACGGCAAGGTCAATGCGGAAAAGCTGACAGAGGCTGTTAAAAAGGTGCTTGATGATATTCCAGCACTCAAGGGCAAACCTGCCGAGAACGGCACAGGAGTTAAGAAAATCGGCGGTGACGGCAACGGTACATCGGACGGTACAAAACCAAAGGCAAATGTTCCTACCAAAAAATGGAACAGATTTAATATTTAACAAAAGAAAGGATTGAAAAAATCATGGCAAACACAAATAACTATGCCGAGCAGTTCAGCCCTGATCTGCTCGAAATTCTTATTCAGGGCACACTTACATCACCATTCATCACTTCAAATGTAAAGTGGGTTGGTGCAAGAACTTTCCACTTCACACAGATGAGTACATCAGGCTTTAAGAACCACAATCGCAACGGCGGTTGGAACAAGGGCAAGTATGTTCAGACCGATGTTCCGTTCACCTGCGAACACGACCGTGATATTGAGTTCCTCGTTGACAAGGCAGATGTTGATGAAACAAATTCGACTGCAAGCGTTGAGAACATTTCAAAGACATTTGAACAGACACAGGTTGCTCCCGAAACAGACGCACTTTTCTTCTCAAAGGTTGCAGCAAAGGCTCAGGCAACAGACGGCTACCATTCTTCAACAAAGACATCGGAGTGGACTAAGGAGAACGCTTATTCAAAGATCAAAACAATTCTATCTGCCGGCAAGCTCCGCAGATACAAGGCAAGAGGCACACTTGTTGCCTATGTGACATCTCACATTATGGACTGCCTTGAACAGTCAACAGAGTTCACTCGTAAGATTGAGCTTACACAGATTGCAGAGGGCGGTATCGGCATTGAAACAAGAGTGACCGAGATTGACGGTTGCCCTATCATCGAGGTTATTGACGATGAGCGTTTCTACGATAACTTCAACTTTAACCCCGATGACGGCGGTTTTGAGCCTGCAACAGGCGCTCACAAAATCAATGTTCTTGTTGCTTGCGGTGAAACCTGCAAGACTGTTCCGAAGATTTCAAGCATTTACTTCTTTGCTCCCGGCTCACACACAGAGGGTGACGGCTGGCTCTATCAGAACCGTTCGCTTTCCGACACATTCGTATTCCCGAACGGCAAGGACGGCAAAATTGACAGCATTTATGCCGATGTTGACACAACGGCGGTTGCGTAATGTATGCCGATTACATTGAACATCAGGGCGGAGATGAAAACAGCATTATCTCTGCCGAACACATTGATGTTCTGACTTTTAACCGTATTGATTTTGAAAAACTTTCGGAAATGCAGAAGAGAATCATCGGCAGAGTGCATAGCAGACTTACTGCTTTTGAAGAAGAAAATGCCGATATGATTTCTTCCTACCTGAAAAGCTATTCAATCAACGGCACATCAATGGAATTTGGCGCAAGCTGGAATTTAATGTGTATCAGCGGAGTGGCAATTCCTGCCGACCTCTATGCGTTGCTAAAATCAACAGGACTTTGTTATCCTGCAATCTGAAAGGTGCGTGAAAACCGTGAAATTTCCGTCACTTGTAAAAAAGCAGTTCTGCAAAACTCCTGTCGAGGTCACAATCTACGGTGAGGGTGTTACCGAAGACGGAGCACCCCTGACCGTGTTTGAATGCAAAAATCTGTATCCTTCCGACAGCTTATACCCGTCAGCAACCCTGCACGGTGGCTCTGCCTTGTGTAATATGCAGTCAAAGGCAAAGACAGTCTATACCAAAGAACAGAAAATTGTTCAGGTGTCGGCTGTCTTGCTTTTTGACGGCGACATTGCTCCCGACAGCCCCACTTTAAGCGGTGGCTTTGTAATCCTTGACGGCGTAAAACGAAACATCGTACAGGGTACAAAACACCGCAACCCCGACGGCAAAGTTAATTTTACGGAATTGGATGTGATTTAATGGGATTTTCAGTATCATCAAAAATCAAACTCAATATGCCTGTTGTAAAACAGCTTGATAGGGCAAAGCAACAGGCTCTTGAACAGACAGGTGATGCACTTCTTACACAGGTGAAAAACACGCAGGTAATGCCGTTTGATACGGGTAACCTTCAGAACGAAAATACCTTTGTCGATTACACTCAGATCAGGAACGGCACGGTGAAAATCGTGTCAAGCACTCCGTATGCAAGAAGGTTGTATTTTCACCCCGAATATAATTTCAGCCGTGAGGAAAACATTGCCGCCGGCGGAAAATGGCTCACACCGTGGCTTGCGGGCGGTACAAGACATAATTTTTGCAGTCGGGCATTTGCAAGATTATACAGAAAGGAAGCAGGACTTTGATTTACTTATCGGACATCAGAGATTGGCTCAAAAGCGTTACCTCAGCCGAGCATTACTACATCGGTAAACTCGACAATAAGCAGGACAAGTCAATCGGTGTGTATTCATTAAAGCAGTCGGGAACACCCACAAGGGCAATCGGCGGTGAAAGTACCTACGATACAATAAGCGTGTCTTTGCTTATCCATTACACCGACAACGCAAGAGAAACCGAGGAGTTTGCACGCAGACTTTACGAAACGCTTTACGGCATTAAAAAAGTTGAAATTAAGGAACACAAAATCTATATAATCGAACTGCTCACGGAAGAACCCGTTGATGTGGGAACAGACGACAAGGGTGTGTATGAGCAGGTCATTGAGGCTAAATTTTATTACGAAAGGAAGTAATTTTATGGCAAAAGTTGAATCGGGAGTATTCCCGTGCTATGAAAATCAGTTTGCGGTTGGCAAGACAGGAACAGAATCCGCCACGACAAATATTGCTAACTGCGAAGAATTTTCCGTTGCATTTGACAACGGTGTCGAGGAATGGACAGCCTTTGAAAACGAGGGCTGGAAGTCAAGGCTTATGACTGCTAAGTCAATCACAATTTCGGTAAAGGGCAAGCGTACAATCGGTGACGCAGGCAATGACCAGATTGCCGCCCTTGCATTTGAAAACGGCAGAAAGGCAGAAGTTCCGTTTATGTGGACTTTCCCCGACGGCTCAACCGTCCTCTTTAAAAATGCAGTTGTATCCGTTACATCAAACGGTGCAGGCGCAAGTACGGGTGTTGCTCCGCTTGAATTTGAAGTTATGTCAAACGGCAAACCCGTATATACAGCAGCCGCTTAAAAAACGAAAGGAATGAACGATTATGTCAAAGTTAATTGATATTACAGACAAACTTAATTTTAAGGAAAAGCCGAGCGTCAGAGTTAAAAATGTTGACCTTGCAATCAACAATGACGCAGTTTCAATGCTCAAAGTTGCGGCACTTTTTGAGGACGGCAACGGTAAAAGCAAAGATGTTATCGAAATGTATCATCTTCTTTTTGATGAATCCGAAAGAAAAAAGATTGAAAAGTTACAGCTGAATATGCACGATTTCAACGTCCTTATCAGCGAATCCGCCAAAATTGCAACAGGCGATTTGACTGACGAGGGGGAAGCTCAGACCCCGGCTACGATTTGATTGATGACTTTGATTTAATCGTGTCGAGCTTTCGCTCGGAGTACGGGGTCAGCATTTATTCAAAGGATTTTGTAAAAATGAGTTGGAATGAGTTCTGCTCACTTCTGCAAGGCTTAGGACCCGAAACACCGCTTGCAAGAACGGTTCAAATTCGCCTTGAAACCGACAAAGAGGTCTTGAAAAACTTTACTTCGTCACAGCATAAAATCCGCAACAAATGGCGGTCAAGGAATGTAAAGCACTATTCAGACGAAGATATGAACACCGTTCTTGCAGAATTTCAAAACTTTTTTGCAAGCTTGTAAAAAAACAACCACTCCAAACGGGGTGGCTGTTCTTTTGCAAAATTTTTAAGCGTACATCATAGCGGTGTGCGCTGTTTTTATGCCTGTTTTTAAAGAATCTAAAATGAAAGGAAGTGGTGAATATGGCGACAAAGGCGGGTGAAATTGAGCTTGATGTCAGGCTGACAGGTGATGATATTTCAAAAACATTGCATAAGATTTCCGATTCAATTACCAAAAAGTTTGATTCGGCATTTTCAAGTCTTTCAAAAGATTTTGAAAATGTAAGCACTGATATGAAACAGTCCTTTTCAAAGGTTGCGGAGGGTGTTTCTCAGAAAACCGAGAAAGAGTTTTCAAACATCAAAGGCAGCGGTGAGCAGTTAAGCAATTCGGTTTCATCCTCGTTTAAGAAAATCGGTGCGGCTGTGGTTGCCGCCTTTTCCGTTGCCAAAATCAAGGAGTTCGGTCAGCAGTGCATTGAATCGGCTGCGGAAGTCAATGCGGCAAATTCACAGTTTGAGCAGACTTTCGGCACAATGCAGTCGCAGGCAGAATCAGCCATTCAGAGTGTTGCCGATCAAAGCGGTATTCTTGAAACCCGATTACAAGGTGTCGGCACAAGCATTTATGCCTTTGCGAAAACTACGGGTATGGACAGTTCAAGTGCTTTGGGTATGATGCAGGAGGCTTTACAGGTAACAGCCGACAGTGCCGCATATTACGATCGTTCGCTTGAAGACACCGCAGAAAGCCTGAAATCGTTTCTCAAAGGCAACTTTGAAAATGATGCCGCACTCGGTTTGTCCTGTACTGAAACCACACGAAATGCGGCGGCTAATAAGCTGTATGGCAAGTCATTTACGGATTTGTCGGAATCGCAGAAACAGCTCACGCTTTTGCAAATGGTCAAGGACGCTAATCAGCTTTCGGGTGCTATGGGACAGGCAAGCCGTGAAGCAGACGGTTGGGAGAATGTAACGGGCAACCTCAGAGAAAGTTGGAAACAGCTCCTTGCCGTAGTCGGTCAGCCTATTCTTCAGGTGGCAACTCAGGATGTAAAGCGGTTGAGTTCCGCACTTGCGACTTTAACGGAATATGCCAAAGGTGCGGTTGAATCGCTTTCAAAGGTCTTCGGCTGGGATACAGGCAACAACACCGCAAGCAATATCAAATCTGCATCCGATTCTGCCAAAAGCCTTACGAATACGGCAGATGACAGTTCAAAGTCACTTGATAATGTTCAGAAAAGTTCCGAAAAAGCAAAGAGAAGTGTAGCGGGCTTTGACAAGCTGAATGTGCTTTCAAGCTCTGATAGCTCATCTTCAAAGTCAGATACATCTTCATCAAAAAGCTCATCGGGCGGTTCATCAGGCGGAGCTGTTGCAAAGAATGTTGTCAAGGACACAAGCAAAAACCTTTCGGGGGCATTCAAAAATCTATACGAAAAGAGCGGATTCAAAGGTTTTGTCGAGAATGTACAGAAAGGTATTAACAAGGTTGATTGGTCAGCTATAGGCAAGAACTGCAAGACCGTTTTTGATAATGCTGTTCCCATAGTTCAAAAGGCATTCGGCACAATGCAAAAGGTCGGTTCTGCAAAACTCGGGGCAATCGGCTCTGCATTCGGAGCGGTTGCGACAATCGGCGGAAAGTCGTTTCAGACCATTTCAGGCGGTGTTGCTAAGTGGATTTCAAAAGACAGGGAAAAGATTATCGGCTTTATCGACGCCATAGGCAACAATCTTACAAACGGCTATAACAACCTTTCAATCTTTTTTGATAATTTCGGTACACTTGCAGGCAATGCAATTGACAATGTTCGCCCTCAAATGGAAGAATCAATTTCCAATCTTTTAAGCGGTCTTACAACCTTTGCGGGCTCAGTCGGCGAAGTTGTTTCGGGTGCGTTTTCAACTGCAACCGAAAGCCTTGTTGAATGGACTGAAAATGACGGTGCAACAATCACTGAATTTCTCGAAAATTTACAATTGCAGTTTGCAGATGTGTTTAACTTTATCGGTCAAATTTTCGGAGATATCGGAACAATTATCAGTAATTGGTGGAACGGCAACGGACAGCAGATTTTTCAGAATGTCTGCAATATGTTCACCAACATCGGCACAACCCTGATGAATGTTTACAATCAATGGATTAAGCCTGCGTGGGATTTTATCGTAGCAATCGTAAAATCAGCTTGGGAAAACTGGTTGAAGCCTGTTTTTGAGGGTGCAATAAACTTCTTCGGCAAGGTTGCAGACTGCGTTTCAACCGTGTGGAATAACTTCCTGTCACCATTTGTAAACTGGCTTGTCAGTTTTTGGGGACCTATATTTCAGAATGTTTTCAATGCCGTAAAAAGGGTGTTTGATAATGTGTTTACATTTATCGGTGGGTTGGTTACCTCTATACAGAAAACATTCGGCGGTCTTATTGACTTCATTACAGGTGTTTTCTCAGGCGATTGGAAAAAAGCATGGCAGGGTATCTACGACTTCTTCAAAGGTATTTGGGACGGCATTTGTGCCGTGTTTAAGTTCATTATAAACGCTATCATTGACGGCATAAATGCGTTGTGGACGGGCATTTATAATTTCGTTTCGGGTGTTGTTAATTCAATCGGCGGAATTGCGGGTGTTATCGGCGCGGCATTTGGACAGGATTGGAGCTTTTCAATGCCTGAAAATCCGCCTCTTATTCCGAGATTTGAAGAACCCACGGAATCACCGGCACGAAAATTTGCAAAAGGCGGTATTGTTAAAGCTCCGACACTTGCGGTTGTCGGCGATAACGCAGGCGCTAACAGCGGTAACCCTGAGGTTATTTCCCCTCTTAACAAGTTACAGGGTATGCTCGACAATTCGGGCGGTCAGGATACAGTGATTCTCACACAAATTCTTGACCTGCTTAAACGCATTTATGAAATGTTCATTATCTTTCGCAATAACGGCGGCAACACTTATTCGTTTACTGCCGAGCTTGAGGGTTCAACGCTTTTTGAAGAAATGATAAGACAGGATGAGCTTTACAGACGCAGACACAACGGTAAATCCGCATTTGCATAAGGGGGGGATGATATGTCAAATTATAACGGCTATTTGCTTAAATTCGGCAACAACATAATGCCGAATAAGTACATTACCGCATTTTCATCAACTCCGAATCAGCGACTTGAAACTTCTGCGGAACGAGATCAGAACGGTACGCTTCAAAGGGCAACGCTGCCAAATTACAAAACAAAAATTTCGTTTTCAACTCACATTCTTCATCTTGACGAAAAGATTGATTTTCAGTCGATTATCAACCTCTCAATGGCGAATAAGTTACAGAGAAAGTGCAGGGTAACTTATTGGAACGATGAAACAAACAGCTATTACACCTCTTATTTTTATATTCCCGATATTGAATATACCGTAATGAATGCCGAAAAGAATGATATAACCTATCAGCCGATTAATGTTGAGCTGATTGAGTATTAAGGGGTGATTCTTAAAAATGCTTGTATCTAAAGAAATTGCTGATAAGCTGAAAACAAACACACTTTACAACACCGTTGCCCTGCATTCCCCCGACGGCAGTTTTGAGGATATAACAGGTGAAAGTATCGTGCTTGACAGCTTTTCGCTTGAAAATGAAATCGTTGAAAAAGAATTGAAATTCGGCGGTTGCATAGCCTCTGAAATGAGCGTGAAACTCATTGGTTATGATTGCTCGACTTTGATAGGAAAGACGGTACAGGTCATCATAACGGCAACATATCTTGAATCGGAGTTGTATCCGTCAGATGATTTGTACCCGTCAAATACTCTTATTTGTCCTGCCGAAACAGGAACGGTTGAATGTCCTGTTTTCTACGGTAAAATTCAGTCGGCTCAAAGAGATAAAAAACAGCGTAACATCGTCAAAATCACAGCCTATGACGCTTTTTATGATATGTCAAAGGTGGATATGTCTTTGTGGTTTGGAGGCAAAGAGAACTATGGTTATGCGCACTATCAAAAAGACGATAATTTTAAGAGCTTTTATTCAATAATCGCAGAATTTGCCAAAGATTATGCAATTACAGGGGTTTCACCGCCGAGCTTATCTATCTTTAGTGTACCGCTGAAATTTGATGATACCTGCGTGGAAAAGGTTATAAAGGACATTACCTTGTCAGATTTAATCCAAGCTTATGCAGAATTAACTTTGAGCTTTGCCGTTATAGATGCCGACGGAAAAATGCGTTTTAAAAGGCTGTATTCTCAATCTTCCGTTGAAACAATCGATTCGTACAAAGATTTATCCTTTGAAGATTACGAACTTGAGCCTATCCGTATGTACAGTGCTAAGTTTGCTGATAAAAAAGCGTTTTTGTATGGCAACAGTAACGATTTTTCGTGGTATGTTTCCGATAACATTTTGATGAGGTGCAGAACAACAGCAAGTGATATCGGCACAAAATATAATTCTGTTAATTTTTTTGGTGATGTATATAAATACCGCCCGACAAAAATTAAGCTGTTTTCGTATTGGTGGCTTGAGGCAGGCGATAAGTACACAATTAAAACTCCGTTTGAAGATTTGCCGACAATTGAAACATTTGTGTTCAATAAGAAAATGAACGGATTTATAACTACCCTCACATCAAAGGGCGAAAAACGATTAGGAAAGGAAATAAAAGAAAATGAACAAATACAATAAAATTGTCTTTGTGAACGGATCTGCTCCTGCTCTTAATGCCGACAACCTCAACCATATGGATGAGGGGATTGAGCAGGCAACAGACGGAGCAATTGCACTTGAATCCGAAATAGCCACGGCAAGAGGCGGTCAAAATTCGCTTGGAGCAAGGCTTGATACGACCGACGCAAATCTTGCAAACAAAGCAGATAAAACCAGCACTCTCGCTGGCTATGGCATTGTAAACGCTTATACAAAAACCGAAATGCTAAATTTGTTGGCAAAAAAAGAAGACAACTCAAACAAAGTAAGCTCCAAAACGGACATCACGGACAGCAGTACCAATTATCCGAGCGTTAAATACCTTAATGATTATTATTACGACGCAAACGAAAGCTACTCATCAAAAAAAACGGACGAACTTCTCGGAAACAAAGCTGACCTTGTTAACAGCTCTAATATTTTTGATTTCGATGCTTGGGCGAAAGGATTACAAGGTCTTACTAATCCAGTTTTTAATGGCACTCTAAATAATGTAGATTATAACGAAAAATCAATTTCCTTCACAACCACTGAAATCGATGCACACACAAACGGATGGAATTCGTCAGCACCGCAATCTATGAGAATAGCAGTTAAGCCAAATACAAAATATTTATTCTCGTGGTTACCATCTTCCACCAATTCCACCATTTATGGAGCGCATGTTCTTCTGAATGGAGTTAATACAGCTGCTACTAACTTTTTGTTAAAATCGGGCTTTGGTTCATTTACAACCGCAGAGGATACAAACTATATTTCGATTTGTTTCAATTATTACGGAGTAGGATTTTTCAAGGTGTCCGAAATTATGATTACCGAAAAAGAGTCAATATATTTATCGAACAGAGTTGCGGAAGGTGTCCCAGAGGTTGCGAACGAAGTTTTGACATTCGAGAAGACAACCCAAACTTCACTTGACGGTAAATACGATTCAGCGAACATAGAGAGCGGTACATCAATACTCACACCGTATTCAACCGTTACCGATAAAATCAAAAGTGCAAACTGTACATATAAGACGATTGGTGACATCGTAATCGTCAGTGCAACGGTCAAAATGAACGCAGTATCTCTTGGCGGCAATAGCATGTGTCCGCTGATTGATTTGCCGTACAAATGTATTTCTGAGGAC